TCCCAGTCCCGCCGATCGTCGGCGGGACTGGGAAACCCGGCGCGAACCTCGCCGGCGGCCAGCGGCAGCCGCGTCGGTGGGGCAATTTGATCGACGCGGCCGATGATGTCGATGAATATGCTCATGCCGAGGCCCTCGCCATGCGGCGACGCAGGCCGATGCTGTTGTCGTCGAGCCGTATGACGACGTTCACGGCGGCCGCCTCGAGGTCGCGGATCATCGCCTCCCAGGCCTCGGCGCTCTCGCCCTCCTGGCGCTCGATGACGATGCTATGCGGATGTTGCCCGGCCCGGGCGGAGTATGGCGCCGCCGGCGCTCGCTGGGTCTTTGCCATGTGGTGTCGCTCCCCTGTGTATTGCGATGCTGTCGTTTTATACAGTATTCGCAGAGAAGGGAGCCACAGGCAAATGCTAATGGAGTGTCAGCGGGATTGGTCGGATGCCATCTTCAATATGGCGGCAGCGCATCGGTATTGCGGATCTCGAACTGCAGGCTGGCCGTGTAGGCGCTGCCACTGAGGCTGTGCGTCACCTCGGTGAGCAGCCAGGGCGTCTGCTCGACCTCGGGTTTCCAGCCGATGAGCCAGGCGGGGGTTTCGGGGTAGATGTCGGCGCGGCCCTCGGCCAGGTCCAGGCTGAATTCGGCGTGACCGCGCTGGATGCGCTGCCATTCGCTGGTCGCCGCGGCGAGGGCGTCGTCGGCGCTGGCGTAGGTGGGGCGCAGGCGCTTGGGGTTCTCGTCGCTGCCGGCGATCACCTCCTTGCGCTCGGCGCCGGAGACGTCGTTCCAGTAGGCGATCACGCCGGTGTAGCTGTCGCGGTCGCTGACCACGTAGCGGTGCTGGTCGCCGTCCTGGCGGCGGATCTGCACCGGGGCGATCTCGAGGCCGCTGGCCGTGGTGGCGGTGCCGGCGGGGATGAACAGCAGGTTGCCCGCCTTGACGGTGGCCACCGCGTCGTAGCGCTCGGCGAGGCGGGTGAGGAAATTCAGGTCCGATTCGTCGGTCTGGTCGATGTGGGCGACGCGGATGCCGGCGAGGTTCCGGCCGACTTTGGGCGTGAGCTCGTGGCGCTTCGCGATGGTGGTAACGATGTCCTCCACCGTGAGCTTGTGCCAGCTCTGGGTGCGCTTGCCGGGCAGGCTGCCGCGCATATCGGCACTGCGCGCACGGATGCGGAGCCGATCTGGCGCGCCGGAGTGCTCGACTTCATCGACGATGAACGTACCGCGCTCGGTGAGGGGCTCGCCACGCCAGCCGATGGCTAGGGTGAGTTCGGCGCCGCGGGGCGGCAGGGCGAGCGCGCCGTCGTCGTCGGTGAGCACCAGGTCGAGCTGGTCGGCCTCGAGGCCGCGGCGATCGGTGAGGCGCAGGCTCTCGACACGGCCACGGAGCCGCGGCGTGATGGCCTGGCCCTGCAGGCTGATGCGGTAGTCGGGGGAGCGCGCCGGGCGGCCGCGCGCGATAGGCAGCAGGCTCATGCCAGTGCCCCGGTGATCGCGCGCAGCGCGGCGCCGGAGAGCACGCCGAGCTGGTCGATGCGGTCATCGTCGATGCGCTGCAGGGTGAGGTCAAATTCGATCTGCTGGGCGGCGCCGTCGTTGAAATGCCGGCTCTTGCGCTCGGTCATGGACTCGATGACGTAGAGACCGTACATGGTGCCGGTGCCCTCGATCAGCGGCCAGGCCGCGCCCTGGTCGGCCATTGCGCGCAGCTGGTCAAGATTCGACTGGCCGCCGGTGAACTGGGGCATCAGCGTGCCGTTGAGGGTAATGGTGTCGTCACCCGCGCCGACGAACTGCCGGGCCGGGCGCAGGCCGATGCGCGAGCTGCTGGGGTGGCGCCACTGGGTTTGCCGCTGGAGTTCCTGATAAGCGGCGGTGCCCAGCGAGAACACGAACATGCCGTAGACCATCATCATGGGCGAGCCCTCTATTACGCTGTCGGCACAATATGTGGTAGCCGCTCAGCTGGTCGTTGCTACTAGATATTGAGAATTTCTCAGTCGATGTCGTAGAGCGCTGAGCGGCGCTTGGCGCCGGCCTCGCGCGTGGCCTGGGCCAGGGCGCGCTGCACCTCGGCGGCGACGTAGCGGGCCAGGGCCTGCTCGTCCATGCCGGGGGCAGGGTTCACGGTGATGTTGATATCGCCCATGACCAAACCACCGCCGCTGGCCGCCGAGATCGGCGGGCGGGTGTCGAGCGGAATGTCGGCGACGGCCGGCAGGCTGGCCGCGCCGATCGCCAGGCCGGCGCCGGCCTGGCGCATGCGCTTGCCGAAGTCGCCGATCTGCCGCAGCGGCCCGGATTCGTTGGCGGCGAGCCCCTGCTGATAGCCGGCCAGGGTGTCGCGGCCGTGGGCCATGAACACACGCGACGGCGACTTGATACCGAGGGTGTCTTTGAACCAGCCGGAGACGCTGCCGGCGATGCCGGTGATCTTCTCCTTGAGGGCGCCGAACTTGGCGGATATGCCGCCGATCAGGCCATCGATGATGGCATTGCCGAGGCTGCTGAATTTGGCGGGGACGTCGATGCTCAGCTTTTCGAGCCCGGCGACGATGGCTTTATAGAGCAAGCCGATGGGGTTCCAGTTGAGCAGCAGCGTCATGACGGCACCGAGGCCGCCATCGAACGCGGCCTTCACGTCTGCCCAGCGGTCCTTGAAAAACTGGCTGATATCGCCCCAGTTCTTGTAGATCAGATAAGCGGCGCCGGCGATGAGCGTGATGGCGATGCCGATCGGGTTGAGCAGGAACAGGCGCCCGACGGCGGCGAAGGTCCGGCCGAGCCAGAGCAGCGAGTTGCCGAGGAGCTTGATGCCGTTCTTGGCCAGCTTGCCGAGCTTGCTATCGGCGACGCCGGACTTGATGCCGAACATCTCCATGCCATAGCGGACCATAGCGATCGGACCGAGCAGCGAGCCGAGCGTCAGGGTGACGGCGCCGCCAATGGCCACGATACCGGCGAAAGCGGCGAGGCCCTTGAGTAGGGTGGCGACCAGGGCGGGGTGCTCCTTGGTGAATTCGCCGATGGCATCGAGCCAGTCGTTGAAGGTATGCAGCAGGTCGACAACGGTGTCCTTCAGCAACGCCCCTAGCCGACTGTTCTCGTTGAACAGATGATTGAGGGTGATCTGCCACTGCGCGGAGAGGGCGGCATTGCGCGCCTCGGCCTCGCGGACCATCGAGCCCTCGGCGGCGGCGCTGTTGGCCAGCTCGAGCTGCCGGCGGTATTCGCCGACGTTCTTCGCTAGCTTGGCGGCATCGTCGCCATATTCTTTGCCGAACAGCTGGGTCATGACCTGGAGCTGTTTGGCATCGGGCAGTTTGTTGACGGCCTCGAGCACCTTGAGGATGGTGCCGGTGGCGTCCGTGGGCATGGCGGCCTGAATGGCCTCGGCGCTCATGCCGATCGCATCGAGCCCCTGCTGGAATCGCGCCGGCTGCATCTTGGCGATGGCCAGTTCGCGAATCATTGCGCTCGATGCGGTGCCGGCGACCTCACGGCCGGCGCCGAGAGACAGGAACGACGAGCCTAGGGCGGCGGCATCACGGAAGCTCATGTTGACGGTGCCGGCGACGCCGGCGACCCGCTTCATGACGTCGATGATGTCGCCGCCCTGGGATTGGGCGTTGTCGTCGAGATAGTTGATGGCATCGCCGAGGGCACTGATATTGGCGATCGGGATCTTGTAGAGGTTGGCGATCTTGCCCATGTCTTCGCCGATCTGATCGGCCGGCAACTCGAATGCCGACGCGGTGATGGCGACGGTTTCGGTGAACGCCAGCAGGTTCTTCTTCCCCACGACACCCATGCGCGCCCCGCCTTCGGCCAGGCGGGCCAGCTCTGCGGTGGCCATGGGCACGCGCTCGCCGATCTCCTTGATGCCGGCGGCGATGTCGTAATAGGTCTGGGTCAGCTCGCCGTTGACATCGCGGGCGCCGTCGACCTGTTTCGCCACGCCGAGCATGGCATCCTCGAAGGCCGAGAAATCGGTGACCACCTTGAGGATCGGCAGGCTGGCCGCCACGCCGGTGGCGGTCGCCGAAAACCCTGCGCCCTGCATCGCGCCGGCGCGGCCCATCGAATCCTGGTACCGGCCTGATGCTTCGTTGGCTGCACGCTGTCGTCGGGCGACCTCGCGCAGCTCGGTTTGCTGCTGCTCGAGCTGCTGGTTGGCTTCGCGCACGCGCTGGGCGAGCTGCTGCTGCTGCTCGCTGAACGTGCCGGTGACGCCCTCCACCTGGTTGATGGAGCCGCGCAGGGTCTGGAGCTGCTGCTGCTGGTCCTGGTACTGCCGCTTGAGTTCCCGGGCCTTTCGGATCGCGGCGTCGCGGCTGCGATTGAGCTGTTTCGTCGGGCCATCGGCCTGTTCGATCTGGCGGGTCAGTTCCTTGACCGCGGCCTGCTGCTCTTTCAGCGCATCCGCACTGCCCTCGCTCTGCCGCTTGAGCGCACGGAAGGCGCGCATGTCGGCTTGGGCCCGCTCGAGGTGCTTGAGCTGGTCGCGGCTGGCCTTGAGCGCCTCGGCGGTCTTTCCGCTGCCTTCGCTGATGCGCTTGAGGGGCTTGGTGACCTTGTCGGCGAGGGCCATGACCAGCCGGAGTTTGAGGTCGCGATCGGAGGCCATGGCGGATCCTTACTTGGTTGGGGGCTTGTCGGGTTGGCTGCGGAGCCGGGCGCGTTCGCGCCATTGCATGAGATCGAGCAGGGGCATGTCGTTCATGTCGGCCGGCGTCCAGTGGAACACGATGGCGAGATCCGCCATCGCGTCGTCCACTCGGTGGGGCAGGCCTATTCCGGCGCGTTTTCCCGCGCGCGCTTGGGCAGCAAAAAACCGGCCACCGTGCCGCCCAGCTGCACCAGGTCGGCGGGGTCCATGTTGCGGATCTCGGCCTCGGTGAGCGCGGGCTCGGTGATGCGCGGCAGCACGCGGGTGAGCGCAGTGACGTCCATCTGCAGCACCTCGGTGAGCGTGACACCGCGCAGGGCGCCGGAGAGGGGCTTGCGCACGGTGACCTTGGTGACGGTGCTCTTGCCGCGCTTGATCGGCGTGTCGAGGTCGACGGGCTCGGTCAGCACGGCGGGCTGTTCGGCGGCGTCTTGCTGGGTGTTGGGGGTCTGCTCTTCCATCGGGTGTCTCTCCTGGAGGTTGCGATTCATTCATGCCGGCCGGAGCCGGCGTTAGGGATGGGTTACGTGCCCAGCGCCTGGCGGCGCTTGGCGTACCTGTCTTCGCCGCGGACGTTGAACACGTTGCCGGGCACGTCGCGCTCGATGATCACTTCGCCGTCGACCGTGAGCTTGTAGTAGCTGACGGTGGTGGTGACCTGGATCTGGTTGTTGTCGCCCTTGGTGGCTTCGCCCATGGCGATGGTCTTGTGGCGGCCGCGCACGACGATCTCGACCGGGATGATCTCGCCGGTCTCATCAGACTCGTAGCTGCCGGTCATGCGCAGCATGGCGGCGTCGTGGATCGGCGAGCCGTAGCTGTTGAAGATCTCGGTGATCATGCCGCCGGCGGTCCATTCGAACGTCTGCAGCTGGTTGCCCTGATCGACCTCGATGGGGCCATCCATGCCGCCACCCTCGTACTCGACCATCCGACGGGCGAGCTCGGGCAGGGTGAGCGACGGGATCTGGCCCTGCCAGTTGTTGCCGTCGCCGAACAGGTTGAAGTCCTTGAGGATGTGGGGAAGTGCCATGGCTGATTGCTCCTGTTAGGCGGCGGCGACGCGGGCGGCGAAATCGACCAGGTACCGATCGGTGATGCGCTGCTGCAGCATGAGGTTTTCCAGCGGCGGCACCGGGGTGTAGTCGTAGTCGATGTACAACTTGCCGGCCTTGAGCACCTCGGGCGTGTTGATGGTCTCGTCGAACCAGGCGTTGAAGCCGAGCAGGTAGCCCTGGCGCGTCCACTCGCGGCCTTTGGCGTTGAGGCCCTCGATGATGTCCTTCACCAGGCTGGGGTGCATGGGCTTGTCGACGGCCCACATGTGCGCTTCGGCCAGCGTGTCGGCGATGACCTGGGCGGTCCTCGTGTAGTTCTCGAAGGCAAACAGCGGATCCGCTGAGCAGGTGCGGGAACCCCAGAAGCGATAGCCATCCTGGTTGACCAGCGTGGTGACCTCGGCAGCGTTGAGCACGCCGGCATCGCTGGCCGGATCCTGCAGGTCCCAGAAAATGTCTTGGCTGATGCCGGTCACGCCGTTGACGGCGATGTTGGACAGCGTCTTGTGCCAGCCGACCTCCTCGTCGATCTTGGCGCGCAGGCCGAGCGCGCGAGCCACGGCGGACAGCTGGATGGTGCTCTCGCTGACAGTGTCGAAGCCGGTGAACTGGGGGAAGATCACCATCACCTCGCGAGCGCCGAAATTATTTCTGTAGTTGATGGCGTCGACGATGGTGACGCTGTCGCCGGCGGAGACGTAAGCGAAGCCGCGCAGCTGCTGGGCGATGCCGATCAGTTCGGCGGCCACATCGACATCATCGAGTTCGGGCACACCGAGGATGCGAGGCGAGAAGCCGAAGCGTTGCTTGGCGGCGAGCAGGGCTTTCATGCCTGTGCGCTGGCCCATGGCGGTGACGGTGCCGATGACATTGGCCTTGGTCTCGGCGGCATCGATGCCTTCGGCGACACGCACGACGATGGTGATGGGCTTGGCCTGGTCGGCGATGGCATCGAGCGAACGCTTGAGCGTGCCGGTGTCGCCAGCCTTGCCGATCGCATCGAAAATGTTGGTGACCAGCACCGGCGTATCGAGCGGGAACGCATCGTCGGTGCCGCCGGTGAGGGCGTTGAACCCCTCGGCGCGTAGCTTGCCGGCGCCGCTCGAACCGGTTGCCAGCGCGGCGGTGACCAGCGCCGAGGCGTTGGCGTCGGCATTGATGGCGGTAACGACGTCGGAGGCCGTGGAGGTGAGCTTGCCGTCGAGATCGGTGGCCAGGGTGACCGTGATGTCCTTGCCGGCGACGCTGACGGCCAGCGCCGCCGAGGCGGCCTCCGGATCGACATAGCGCACGCGGATCTGGTTGCCGGCAGTGCCGGCGGTGACGGCGGTGTACGTCACGCCGGTGTTTGCGGTGACGAAAGCCAGCGTCAGCGCGGCGGCGGTACCGATGGCCGCATCGGGTGCGGTGGCGACCAGGC